GCTCCGAAGGTATCGTCCTCCAGGGCTCAATGTCAATGACCACACTGGCACCGTCCGAAGCTCGTATCAGTGTAGATCTATTAGCGAGATCTGCGACCCAAAGTTCTATGTCAGGAATCACTGATTCATCGATGATTTTAAAATAACGTAGTTCATTCATAGTCTAATATTTACCCAAACGAGCTTGGGATAATTCACTGGCTGCGAAGCAGCAGCGCAGCAAAAATCCGGCAGCGATTTTTTATACATAGTCCTGATCTCTCCTACGCTCTAATAAAGGCCACGCACAGATCAAGAATAGTTCCGCAGAGGGCGAGACCCAAAAGTCTATGGAGTCTGCTCTAATACTAATATGGCCGCCCGAACGCTGTACATATGCCCAAACAATCTCCGAATCATAGTCAACGTCAGAGCGTAATCTATAACAAAATAATCTAGTATCTCGCATACCTTGGTTAAATATCCCTATGCAGACAACGGTCTATTACTTAGTGCATAAAGATACTCTGAGACGCCTAAAATGGTACAGAACTCTTGCTGGTGCTCGTATAGCACAGAGATCGCGTAATCATAGACTGGGTTTCATAACTCGTATTGAACGTGTATATATGTTTGATAACTGGGAAGTAGAGTTGTGTCGTAACATAGACGGAGACATACTAGAAGCAACTTACTGCATAGTAGAAGATACTATAGAGAGTGAGGAGTTATTTACAAATGGATAATCGAACACAAGCACTGGTAGTGAGCATAGCGGTAGTATGTGTATACTATGTTTACTATATACTAAGTCATTAAAGGCCCCGCTGCGCTATAGTGACATATACGTATACGCATAATAAGTCTAGCGTGAGCACGCTCAATGTGCGTATATACGCTGGAAAAAGCTCAGTAAGTGTGATTTACTGACCCCCAAGATGCGTATAGAGGTCTAGCGACCTGGTGGGGATTGGAAAAGGGTGCAGAAAAGTAGTAGAAAGTGTGATAAAGTGTGAAATTGTGTGACCATTTGAGCATAGCCTCTCATACCACCGTTCTAGACTTTTAGTCTACTATAAAATTTACAGTAGATCTCCCTAGTTCGAACCGTTTGACCGTTTTCTAGACACGAATTCACTCTAGAACTAGCGTTCTAGACTGTTCTAACGACCTATATACAGTGGCCCCGCTGCGAGTGATTCTAGATATATACTGTATACTCAGGAGCGATCTGATGTTAACCTATATATGCTGTGCAACTCTGCCCTTGGTCCTCATACTCATATACGAATCTATATACAGTAAGAGTTGGCTAGAGCGCCGTCATGCTCGTATAGTGCTTGCCTGTGGTCTAGCCATTATCCTGAGTCTCTGCTTATAGTGGCCCCGCTGCGTAGGTAACATAATGAAAGACTCAAAAGACATAGCTGAATGGGTTCTGCGTGAGATCGCGGGAGTTAATCCCTATACTAGTCAAGACAAGACTCTGGCATTCATTTGGGCCACGGGCTTTCTGGCACGCTGCGTAGCTGAGATGATCTGGCGGGACAATCACAACTATAAGATCTTTGCAGCAATTCGTGAACGTGCAGCACGGAAACTGGGGAAGGCCCCGCTGCAGAATACTGACTAATTTGCCAAAAAGAGTTGACAAGTTGGGGTTCTGCTCGTATAATATACATATGCTTAAGAAACGAGCACTAACTAGGAGCAGAGAATCAATGACACTTCCAGATGAGCGGTATCGTAGTGTTAAGACCGCAGCAGAGTTTCTTCAACGTCTAGCGGGTGGGCATTATGCCCGTGTGCCCAAGGCAGTTCGTGAGGAAGCTCGCAGCATCTTACGACACTATCCTTCATCGTGGGATCTAGATCAAATTGAACGAGCAGCGCCTCACGTTATGCAGCAGCGTATGGAACCCCTGCACAGGATGGTTGCTGCGTACAATCCAGAAGTAACACAACCTTTAGAGAATCGAGATTAACTACTAGTAAGACGTCGCGACTGTGGTGAAATAGGTAGACACAAGGGACTTAAAATCCCTCGCAGCAATGCATACCAGTTCGATTCTGGTCAGTCGCACCATTTAAATCACGCATTAGCTCAGTTGGATAGAGCAACAGCCTTCTAAGCTGTGGGTCAGGGGTTCGAATCCCTTATGCGTGGCCAGTTAGGGCCTCTAGCTCATGTTGGTTAGAGCAGCGGACTCATAATCCGTTGGTGCCGTGTTCGACTCACGGGGGGCCCACCAAGCTGCGAGCCATCTAGTCACTGGCGCAGAGTGCAGCAGCACGGGAGAAACCCTATAGCCTAGTAAACTATAGGGTTTTTTCTTGTCCAAAATGCTGTTTGCTTGTATAATATGCATTTAAACAAGGACAGCAATGACAGAACTACAGCACGTCTTCTACGCTGCTTTAGCACGTATACAGCACTACACGGATCTCGACGACGAAGCTCAGCAAGACGCAATTGCTGCACTCGCGCAGCTAATCGAGGATCACGTCAAATAACCCTAGGCCCTCTAGGGTCTTTAACAAATTGGTTGACATTTTGGCAGTTCGATCGTACAATATACATATGTTGAAGGAGCGAGCAATGACCACTGTACAACGAAAGAAGCGTGTAGATCGCAATCACATCATCTACGAACTGCGTGTTAATGGTCAAAACTACATTGGCGTCACTGCCAAGACAGAGTCAACTATTAATAAGTCAGTGTTGGCACGTGCCGCGAAACACTTCTATCGTGCCAAAACAGAGTCGAAGAACTGGCTCTTGTGTCAAGAACTGCGCAAGCTCGCGAACAAGAACGAGATTGAAGTACTTGTACATGAGGTCATCCGCGGCAAAGCGGCTGCACACCGTAGGGAAGTAGAAATCCGTAGAGCTGTTAACCCTACACTGAACACGGACATTCGAGGTGATTGACACCTTGGGTGTTCGGCAGTATAATACAGGTATTGTAACGTTAAGGAGCGAATGATGACTAACCCGATTCCACATAGCAATATTTGGCACACTCCCGCAGATCTCAACGAGCTGCACGATATAATCAATCAGTTCACAGGCCAGGATGCTGCGCTGGCTGCACACGTGATGATGCTGACCCTGAACACCTGCCACAAATTGGTTGCTGATTCTATCAAGGAGACTGCATGATGCGTTACTGGGACGAACTGCTGCGCGAACAGCACAATGGGGTCACTGTGATCGTGGACAAGACCTGGGAAGATTGCACTATCCGCGATCTCTTTGATGATACCTGCTGTGATGTAGAGGACTTAGAGCGCAAGGTTAACCGGGGCGATTTGGATTGGTTTATGCTCAGGGCTCGTGTCATGTTCAATGACATGGAACTGGGATCGTCGATCTGCGGTGGCTACCTCTACGAAGATGCTCGCGAGGTTCTCAGGGACGGTTGTGCTGCTGATCTGATCTGGCAAGCAGAGGAAGAAGCTAAGAAACGATTACCCGAGCTAATTGAAGGGTTATTGCGTGTAGAGGTTGACAAATTGGCTGCGTGAGCATACAATAGAGACTTAGTAACACAAAGGAGCGCGAAATGAAACAGACAATTTTTAGCACTAGCGGCGACGGCTACTGGTCTAACGTTGCAAAGCCTGTACACGTTACAGATATGCGACTTGCATATGTAAACGACGAAAAAGACTTCGGCGAGCTGCGTGTATACTTTAACACTAAGTTTTGGGATGTAGACACAGACGGTCTCATTTACACAGACGAGGGATTTATGACAGACTTGCGCAACTTCCTCGCGCTGCAGGGTCTTAACAACTTAGACATAGACTATAGCGAGCAAGGGATGCAAGGCGACAATTACGTTAGCTTAGACGTAGGCGCTGCGTTTATTAGTGCGTGGGATGCAAAGTTTAATTTGTTTGCATAAAAACAACAGGGGTTGACAGCCCCTGCTTTTGACAGTATAATAAACACTTCAACAACGCAACTAAGGAGCGAAACTATGGAAGCGCAAGCACGTGAGTATTTTGTCCGTCGTCTTAACGAAGTAGCACAAGAGAAGGTGCAGGCTAAGGCTGTAGAACTTTACGGCGCAAGTGGCCGTCCAGAACAGCCTACGTGGGGTATGGTCTTTGAGGGCATCCGCTCAGGCGAGATTACCCTTAAAGCAGACAAGGTAGACTACACGGGTCCTTACCTCAACCCTACGGACGTGGAGTGGCCTGCTATGGAAGCAAAGAAAGCAGAGCTGGAAGCATATCGCAAGTTGGTAGCCGCTGAGAAGCAACGGGCTATGGACGCTGTCTATTTGGACGAGAGCGCACAAGAAGCCCTTAAGGCATTTGAAGCAATTTAAGGGGTTGACAGGGCCTACGGGCCCTGTTATAATATAGGCTTAGCAACACACAGGAGCGAACAATGGCTACACGAAGCACTATTGCAATGGAGCAACCCGACGGCCGCGTAATGCAGATCTACTGCCACTGGGACGGCTACATTGATCACAACGGTCAAATTCTCAGCGAACATTATACAGATCGTGCCAAGGTCCTGGCACTCATGCTCTTGGGATCGATCAGCTCGCTGCGTCCTGAGATCGGTGAGCCTCACGACTTCGATGCTCGCTATACCAACGAAGATCACCGCAACAACTGGACCTGTGCCTACGGTCGAGATCGTGGTGAGAGCGATACTGAAGCTGCTGTTTTCGCTAACTACGAAGCCTACGTCAAGGATCACCAGTACGAGGAATACGAGTATATCTTCCGTTCGGACGATCAGTGGTATGTTTCCGAATACGGACGCCCCTACCGCTTGCTCGCTGCTGTGTTGATGGAAGCAGAAACCCTAGAAGACTAAGGGTTATTTTTAGGGGTTGACAGGTTGGCTGTTTGATGGTACAATAGAGTCATAGTTAAACAAAACGGAGCGAAGATGCAGATTACATTCACTGAAGGCTGGTACAACATCAAGGGTCAACCTGTTAACGTTGCAGGACTTACTTTTAATCTTGTAGAAGATTACAAAGTGTCTAAGAACGGCGACGGCTATGTTACTGTTGATGGTACTAGTGTAGAGGGCTTCCCTGAGCGCAATATCCGAATCAAGTGCCGTCAGGGCGACTATGCTGTCGCAGGTACTGTTCAAGCAACACAAATTCCACAAGGGGTATCAATGCTGACTGCTTTAAAGTCAAAGAGTGCCAAAGGCGCAGAGGTCACCGATTTCACTCAGATCAAGGTGCCCGATACTGCTGTAGCACACGAGTCCGACGAGGACATCATCGAACGCACTCGTCTGCGCTTTGACATCCTCAAAGATATGACTAAAGCTGTCAAGAATGGTGATGTACGTGCTATGATCGTCACAGGCCCTCCAGGTGTGGGCAAATCCTTTGGCGTTGAAGAAGTACTTGCCAAAGACGATCTGTTTGATATGATGGGTCAGCGTAAGCCCAAATATGAGATCGTCAAGGGCGCAATGTCAGCCATTGGTCTGTACACTAAGCTCTACAAATACTCAGACGCTAAGAACATTCTTGTGTTCGACGACTGTGACTCAATTCTTTTGGACGACATTGCACTTAACATTCTTAAGGCCGCTTTGGACTCTAGCAAGAAGCGTACCATTTCGTGGAACACTGACAGCCGTCTGCTTCGTTCAGAAGGAGTGCCAGATCGTTTCGAGTTCAAGGGTGGTGCTATCTTTATCACTAACTTGAAGTTTGAGAACGTTCGCTCTAAGAAACTGCAGGAGCACTTGGCGGCCCTAGAGTCACGCTGTCACTATATTGATCTGCGTATGGACACAGATCGCGAGAAGGTACTGCGTATCAAGCAGATTGTCAAGGATGGTATGTTGGATAGCTACGAGCTGGAGGACATTGCCAAAGATGAGGTTGTCAGCTTCATCGACGACAATCGCGCTACTATGCGTGAACTGAGCCTGCGTACTGTGCTCAAAGTCGCAGACCTGCGCAAGAGCTTCCCATCTAACTGGCAGAATATGGCCAAGGTCACTGTTATGAAAGGAATTGCATAATGGATTACCGTCCGCTGACCTGTCAGTGGATTGGGCCCGAACAGGACCCCCGCAAGGGTTCTGTTCACTACTGCGGTAAGCCCAATCTAACTGGAAAGAGCTACTGTGCTGACCACTTCTACAAAGTATATCAGGGTGGCACTTCAGTAAATGGAAAACGAGCAGAAAAGCTCTTGCAAAAGGAAATCGAGTCTGTTAAACTAGCAGAAGAGATAGGAGAATTACTATGAGTACCGTAATTAAGATCGCATTGGCATTCTTGCTGATCGTTGTATTGTTGGCGATTGGACCGTGGCTTGTGATCTGGTCACTGAACACGCTGTTCCCTAGCCTGGCTATTGAATTTGGTTTGGCTACTTGGGCTGCTGTTGTGATCCTAGGAACTTTCTTTCGAGCGAATGTATCCGTAAAAAGGAAAGATTGAGGTTGATTCTTCCAGAGCGTTCTGCTAATATTTAAGAACGCTGAAGAACAAGTAATCAGCTATATTAACTTAAAAGGAAACAAAATGAAACGCATTTCTAAAGACACCAAGACTTTCAAGGTCTTCAACGCACTTTACAATGGTGCAAAACTTACCCAATCCGAAGCAACTAAGCGTTTCGGCGTAGGTAACTTGGCTGCTGAAGCAAGCCGCATTCGTCAGCATGGTTACGCTGTTTATGCCAACACTCGTGTTGCTGGCAACGGTGTGACTGTTACCGAATACGAGTTGGGCCAACCAAGCCGTGAGATCGTAGCACTTGGCTACAAAGCTCGCGCAATGGGTATCACTCTTTAAGAGTCGCTCCTAAAGTAAACGATCCGATTCGCTCCCGGGGACTTTCTTTGAGCCGCTACTACAGCGGCTTTTCTTTTGGCTGGATGTTGCAAAAATGCCACACCGGCCGGCACTCTCCAAACCGGTTGACAACTTGGGCGATCAGCTATATAATAGAGACAGTTAGACAACGGAGCGAAGAATGCAATTCACAGCAGATCAAGTATGGGGCCTGGCTGTTAGGGCTGATGTTCAAAATGGCGGCTACTGCAAAGAGCCAGTCTATGCTGCTACTGCCACCCACGGGATAGACTACAACACCGTGATCAAGCAACCAAACAAGGTCTTGGTCAAGCAATGGCTCCGCGACAATGTGCAGCCTACAGCAGAAGAGATCGCTCAGGGACAGCAATATCGCGCACAGATCAACACCTTCACCATGAAGCTGCTGACTGGGAAGATCACAGACTTCGAGCAGACTGCTCTCAAGATTGCCCAAAAGGACGAGTTCACGGGCCGTGATATGTTGGACTTCGCCATTGTCAGCTGCTTGCCCCAGTCAGCTCGCATGGAGCAATCCCGGACGGAGATGAAACGAGAACTGTTCCAAAGTGAGCAACTCCCGGGCGCTGTAGGGGATACTGTTGTGATCTCTCTGACTGTAATACGTTCGCGTTACAATCCTGAATACAACAAGTTCAAGATCTACGCCCGTGCAGGTGAGTCATTTGTGGACTTTTGGTTCTCACGTGCTGTAGAAGGTGAACTGCGGGTGAAGGCCAAGATCAAACAGCATCGTGGCGATAAAACAACAGCCCTAAATTATGTGAAAATCATCAGTTGACAGGTTGGGCACCTGGTGCTACAATAATGATACTGAGAGAGTAATTGTTTTAACTGTTTTTTAAGCGAGGTCTTATGTCAAAGCAAGTAGATGTTTCCGTTCGCCAAGTTGGTCCTAAAAACGCCAAGAAGGCAATTCGTAAGGCGGTCAATGTTCGCCGTCCAGTGTTCCTGTGGGGTCCTCCAGGCATTGGTAAATCCGATCTCGTCAAGCAGATCGGTGAAGACGCAGGTCGTGAGGTCATCGACGTCCGCCTAGCACTTTGGGAGCCCACCGACATCAAGGGTATTCCTTATTACAATGCCGATCAAGGCAAAATGACTTGGGCTCCTCCTGCAGAACTGCCTGTGGACCCAGATAGCAAGGCAATCATCTTCTTGGATGAATTGAACTCTGCTCCTCCTGCTGTTCAGGCCGCGGCCTATCAGTTGATTCTGAACCGTCGTGTTGGTACCTACGAAC